GACTCGGCACGTCTTCACGCCCTACTTTACCATGTCGGCCCGAACGTGGTCAATTATCGAGGAGTCCTTGATGCCGTGGACGAAAAAGACGCCTTCCTTGCGAAGACGGTCGAAGACTTGGCGGGGCATGGGCGGCGAACGCCAGAAGGAACGCATCCCCGGGCAGTTGGCCCAGCCGGCGGCCTTGAAGGTCGGGGCGAGGACCCAATCCCAGCCGGCGGTTGGGCGGCAGCCGCCAATCTTCCGGGCAATCCAATGCAGGTATTCCTGGCCGGCGTCCACGAGGCAGTTGCCGTTGATGTGGACGCCACCGGTCTCGGGCGGACCCGGCGGGATGACCGCGCCGACCATGTTCGCGCCTTTCGCGTTGGCCTTGTCCCACGCGGCGTGCATCTGCGTGAGCCAGTCGGGCGTCATCGGGTTGCCGTCGGCTTCGAAGAACATGACTGCCTTGTATTGCGGCATCAGCTTCGCTTCGATTTGCGTGTAGATGTGGTCTGCGCTACCGAAAAACAGCTCGTTGCAACCGAACGGCCAGCCCTCGGCGCGGCGGTGGCGGTTGATGAACGTGAACGTGTTGAACTTCTGCGAGACGTATTTTACGGTCGCGGAGTCGTGCGTGCAATCGAACCGCGCGCAGAAAAGGAAGTCGGCCTGCTCGCTGTGCTTCTCTTCGAGGTCCGCAACGAACCGCGCCATCCGCATCGCGTCGGCTTTGTCGTTTTCCCAGAACTGGAGTGCGAGAAGGATTTTGTTCATCGGAAGTAAACGGGAGGGCTAGTCTCGGAGTCGATGCATCTTCCCTCTGACCGGCCCTCCGTTAATGTGAACCACCCCTCGGAGTGAGTCGGGCACCGGAAGTGCCCGTCGAAATCGAGATTTATTGTCCGGAGGCCAAACCACTCGTGGCAGTCGTCGCACTCTTCAAGGACTGCCGCTGGGGGGATTCCGAGGAGGGGGACCCCGGAAACAGGGTCCGCCGCGTGGTCCTCTCTCACGTAAGCCTCCCATAACATCGGTCGCCGAGGTGTCCGCAGTAGAGCGCCATATCAACGTGCGGGATGTGGCCGCAGTCGGCCGCGCGCTGGCAAAAGCTGACGTCTTCCCCGGCCCCAACCGCAATGCGGGACGATTGCCGAACCGCCGTCTCGTAGTGCGCCTGGAGTTTCGCGAGCTTCGTGTTCGCGTCGATTTGCTCGTGGAGGATGTCGCCGAACATGTCGAAGTGCCGACGGATGTCCTGCTCGTTCGGGGAAAACCAATTTCCGCCCGTGCCATCTTCCTTCCGGCCGAGGTGCGGGTATCGCTTTTCGATGTCGAGGAAAACGGACCGGTGGACGAGGACCGCGCCGAACCCGACCCACGCCGTGGGCTTGATGAGGTTGTAGGGGCCCTTGCGCGCGTAGGCATCCTCCGTCTTGGAGTTCATCGCCTCCGCATAAATCGGGTTGCTATTCGGGTGGCGACCCCAATACACACCGCCCACGAGAGTCTTGCCATGAGAAAGGAGTCGGTCAATGACGTGAAGCCCGGCAAAAGACTCTGGCAAATGTTCTCGAGTAAGAGCGTTGAAAAGTTTCGCGTCGCCCGTAGGAAGGATTTCATCGCCATCGACCCAGAAAGACCACTCGACCCCAGACCGCAGGAATTCATCTGCCAGGGTGTTTCGGACGTGCCACACCGCGGCGTCGCCCCAACGCGCGCGCACTCCGATGCGGCCCTTGTCCATGAGACGCATGACGCTGAAAGCGACTTGAGGCGCGACCTCGCGATACCAGGGCAGGAGGATTTCAACTTGCTTGCCCTCGTGGAGCGTGGTGTTCACGACCCAGCGAGTTGTTCAGAGCGAAGTCGGTCAATCGCCACGCCGCCGGGTTCGTTGATGGAAGTCGGCTGGCTCGCGGCTGCCCCGGGGTTGGTGGGAGCGTTTCCGTCGCGCAGGCTGGTGCGGGAAGAACTCTTGATGCGGGCGATGAACTCGTCGCGCTCCTTGATGGTCGCGGTCAGCTTGGCGATTTCGTCCTTGAGGCCCTTGGTCTCGGCGGTGTGCTCGGCCTGAATCGCAGGAATCTCTTCCTGGAGACGGAGCATCTGCGCGTAGCCCAGCGCCGCGATGGACCGCATGGCGGGCGACGGGTCGGCGAGCATCTGCTTGACCTTCTCCTGGGTGCTGAGGAAAAACTTGTTCTCCGCTTCAATGGCGACCTTCTCCTCGGGCGTCGAGGTAGCCTCGGCCTTCTGGAGTTTGAACCACGGGAGCTGGGTGGAGACTTTCGTGAAGTGCTCCTGGGCTGCGGAAAAGTGGGCCAGCTCGCTCTGCGTGCTCTCCTTCTCACGCTCCGCCAGGAACTCGGACGCGTTTTTCTTCGCGGCCTCGAGCGCGCGGGCGCGTTGGTCGGTGAGGTCCTCGTTCACGGCGAGCTTGTTCTCGACGTATCGGCGGGTGACCGGCGGGAGTTTCTCGAGGATGATTTCCCAGTCGAGGTCCTTCGTCCCGATGGACTTCATTTTCGTGAGCGTCTCGTCGTTCGCGCCCGCCTCTTTCAGCTTGGCCCAAATCGACTCGTCGTTCGCCTTGCTCTCGGCGAGGTATTCCTTGAAGGTCGGGTCGGCCTCGACGTCCATGCGCTGACGGAAGTCGCGCAGCTCTTTCAGCTCTTCCTCGAGCTTCGGGTCCACGGCGGGCCGGGTTTCCAGCTCCTTGGCCTTGGCGGCGTATTCATCGCGCTCCTTCTGGACGGCGGCGAGGCGCTCGCGCGAGGTTTTCTTGAGATTGTCGAACGACTGCGCGACCTCGGACTTGGTGTGGGGCGGGAGTTGGACGGCGTCGAACTCGTCCTTCACCGGTTCCGGTGGGGTTACGGGCGCGGGCGGAGTAACAGCGGGCGGCGCGGGCGGCGCGGGCGTCGTGGAGGGGGTAGTCGCGGCGGGCGCGGCTGGCGCAGTGGCTGGCGGGACGGCCGGAGGGGCCGCAGGCGGCGTAGTGGGCGGCGGGGTGGCCGGTTCATCGAAGGGCTTGAAAAGCGCGTCGAGCGCGGACCCGGTGTCGGCGATGGCCGCGGGGTCTTGGGTGATTGTCACCCCCGGGGGGATGGTCGAGAGTTCTGGCGGAGTGTCGGACATAGCACGGTTCGTAGTTGACTGCGGTTAAGAGGTGCGTGGTTCCTGCGGTTTGTCAACTGGCTTCTCTTCCCAGGCGGCGTCTTCCTCGAGGGACGGGTAGTTCGGGGACGTGACCTCGGGCACCACGGGGGCATTGGGGTCTTCGTAGGTCAGCCGGAAAATCATGTTGAGGGTTTCCTGGTGCTGCGCGACCCGGCCGGAGGTGACGAGCGCCTTGTTCTTGTGGGACCCGTCGAGAATCTCCGGGGCGTTCAGGTCGAGAACCTGCAACAGGCGGTGTCCGGTCGTCGAGTTCAAAAACTCCTTGAGGCGCAGCGCGTCCTCCGAGGTCCATTCGATGGTTTTGGGGGTGAAGACAATCATTGCGTGAGGGCGGGAGGAGCCATTTGTGGAGCGCCCGCGGCCTGCGCCGGGAGAGCACCGGTTTGGTCAACCGCGCCAGCCATCTGGTTCGCGGCATGCTGGTCAGCGACCGCGGCGTGTTGCTGGGCGTTCTGTTCGAGGCCCGCCATCTCCTGCTGGAGGTGGCCGAGGAGGTCCGCGAAGGGCGCGAGTTTCGTCTTGTCGATTCCCGCCTGCGTGGCCATGTTGAGATGGTCCGTGCCGTGGAGAACAAGAGCCTTGAGCGTCTCGACCTGCGAGGGGTCGTTGACCGCGGCTTGCCCGACCGACTCGAGCGCGGGGACGAGAAGCTGAAGATGAATCAGGTGGTCGTCGCGAGGGGAAACTGGGACGTGCGTGGCGTGCTCGGTGAGCAGGCTCAGCTCCATCATTTGCAAGCGGCTTTGCTCCGCCTGGACCGTCGGGTCGTTGTCCGGCAAAAGCACGGCATCCGCGAACTCCTCGTCGATTTGCGCGGTGAGTTTTCGGCGCTCGAGTTCCTTGCCGTTGTAGAGCGGGTTGCCGCGGGCTTCCTGGGCGATGAGAATAATCTGCTGCCGCTCGAGGTCCGTGTAGTCTTTGACGGTCTCGGCCACGCGTTGCTTCGAGATGAAGTCCAGCTCCTCGCGGCTCATGATGAGCAGTAGGCGGCGCTGCATGTCGAGCGCGTCGGGTTCGGTGGTGTTCGGGTCGCACGCCCGTCGCTGAACCGTGGTCATCATATCGGCGAACTGGTTCAAGAACCGGCCGATGATGTTGTCCTTCGATTCGCTCTCGCGTTGAGCGAAAAAGTCCACCTGGGCTTTCGTCACGCGTTCACCTTCGAACACGCGCGGCGTGGTCGCTCCGGCAATCTGGTCGAGCAGGCTCGTCAGGAATTGGTCGAGCTGTAGGAAAGGTTCGACGTCGCCGTTGATTTTCCGGTCGAGAACCTCATAGCCCTTGCCGATGAGAATCGTGTTGCCGACGACGCTCATGCGGAATTTCTTCAGCGACTTCTCGTCGCCTTGGATGACGAGTTTTCCGCTCAGATTCAGGCGGTCGGCGACCTCGTTGCGCGTGCGGTCGAGCATCGCGGCGAGGCTGTAGATTTCGCGGCCCACTCCTTTCGACCCGTGGATGTTTCCGTTGCCGTGTTGGAAGGAAAAGAACGCGCAGGCGTCGGACATGTTGTCGAACTTGTCCTCGGCCTCATAAAGGCAGTCGAACATGTTCGCGACATAGACGTAGTGGCTCACTTTGCCCGTAGTTTCGCGCGCCAGGAGGTGCCACGTCTCGATGATGCGCGCGCCCTGCTCGTGGCTGATGCCGACGTTGCTCTCGCGAATCAAATCCTCGTAAAGACGCTCCCAATTCGAGTATTTGGCGCGCCGGTTCTCCGGGACGGCTTGGTTGATGGCGGTGACGGTCTCCGGGATTTTCCAACCGGCCACTTCGGCGGCTTCTTTGTCGGAAATCAGCTCGAAAAGTTCGTGGACGAGATATTTTTCCTTCAGCACGACAATTTGCGAGCTGTCGGAGTGTTGCTTGGTGCCCGTGGGGACGAAAAACTCGTCTTGGCGAACGAATTTCGGGAACCACTCGAATTTGTTGAGCCAGCCGACCGCGCAAAACCCGAACAGCGCGTTTTCTTGCGCGATTTCGGTGAGAAGGTTGTTCCAACCGGGCTTTTGGCGGACCAGCTTCGTCATCTCGCGACGGAAGGCCTCCGTTTTCTTCTCCGCGCCGTCCATGTCGTCGGGAAAATGGCTGTTCGTCAGGTATTTCATCGACTGGACGGCGAGAACGAACCTCGGAGCCACCTTATCAATCAACATTGGGAGAGGTTTTGTCGTGAAGTTCGACTTCCAGTCAAGCCCATCCTGTTTCAGAGCGTCGTGTGTGTAAGGCCGCTCTGAGTTGTATTTCGCCATGATTCGGGCGTTCTTGATGTTCCGGTGGCGATTGTTCACCTCTAGGGAGGTGATGATATTTTTCGCCTGGGTGGCATCTTTGATGGCCCGATTCCGCGGTTTTAAATTGGGGCCGACGTCTGCCGGTGAAACTGCGCCCTGTGTGTCGCCGGTATATCCGGCAGTCTGGTTCTCAAGCATGGTCTTCTAAGTATTTCTCTGCAATTTTTTTCCACCCCGGGGACTCCATCGCAAAAATCCCAATGTTGCACCGATAGCAGAGCAGACGCCTAACTTTTCCGGTCGTGTGATTGTGGTCAACGCAGTGTTTCTCCGAAATGTCGCACTGACAAATCGCGCACTCCCCGCCCTGCTCCACCAGCATCCAATTCACGCCCTGCTCGGAGAGCCCATAAGACCGCCTCAGGTGGTTGTTTCGTCCGGACGAACGGTAGGCCCGTGCATTCTTCTCCTTCATCCCGGCCTTTCCGAGCTTCGCGGCTCGACGGCGGTCATATTCCGGCTGCTTCTCTCGGCGTTTTGCGGGGTCGGCGTAAGGCATAGGTAATAGGTTCGGGGTTTACCACTTAGTCAAGGGACACTTCTCCGTCGAAAGCTGGGTTTTCAGGGACAGGAAACAGGTGCAGAGGCGGCACTGGTCGGTCTCGGCGTCCCGGTGGAAGCACATGTTACACTTTTGACGCCTAAACTGTAATATGCGCCCCGAAACGAAAGTTTCATCGCCCAACCAGTAGGCGCGGACGACCCTAAAAAGGGCTGCCAGGGCTCGGAATGGGTTCGGGAAGACCATCAACAGTTCCTCCGCCAGCAAGCCGCGGGCAGGGTTTCGTCGTGCCGCTGGGGAACGGCGAGGTGAACAACCGTGCAGACGTCCTCCTCGAGCGCCGAGCACACCGCGATGCCCTGGTGAACGGGGTCGTTGCCGTCGAGGATGCCCCGGCGACTGGTCGCGACGCTGGACTTGCAGCTCCCGCAGGTCGTCGGGAGCGCCCGTTGCCGCGGACACTGCGCGCAGATGTTCGCGCGCGCGAGCGCGACGTTGCGGTCGATGAGCCGGATGTGGCCCAGGCGCTTTTCCTGGATGAGCCACCCCATGAAGTTGAGAATCTTCGCCATCAGGTTTCCGTTCGGCGTCTCGGGCATAGGTCCTGGGGGGTGTGTGTCCTTACAAAAGCCGCGGTGACGGCCGCAGAGCTGCACCGTGATTTCCTGCGTGGGGTTGCCGACGTCCTGCGCGCGACGTTGGCGGTATTCGATGACGGTCTTGACGAGGTTGTCGAAGCTGTTCGCTTTGTGCTTCGTGCCCTCGGCGTCCTTGAACCACCAGCCGCCGTCCGGGTATAGGTTAGGGTTGAAAGATAGCATGGCCTACGGGTCGTCGGGGAGTTCCTCGAAGCGATTGGTTACGCACACATGGTAGTTTTCCGTGGGAGCGTCGTCGTCATAGCCGTCCGCAGACACGTTCTCCGCGGTCATGCCGAAGATGACCTGCGACGCGTGGCGCGCGGCGTGGGCCATGAGGCTCACCGCGTCCGCTTCGTCCGGCGAGTTCGCGTTGTTGCGGAGTTTGTAGTCGTCCTTCGACTCGACCTTGGAGATTTTCCCGGTCGCGCGATACCAGCGCGTCGTGAGCTGAGAGGACAACTCCGAAATGTCGGTTGAGGGGAGCGACTTGAAAATGTCGAACTCGAGGAGCTTCCGCATCACGAACCATAGCTCGGTCTGGATTCGGTCGTAGAGTTCCTCGGGCGTCTTCGTGTCCTCAACCATGATTTTTCGGTTGGTGCAGGACTCCGAGTAGTTCACGCCCAAGACTTCTTCCGACCACGTATAACGGACCATGTCATAGACGCCCTGTCCGTTGCCCGTGCGGTCCAGGCAGAGCCAGCCCGGCTTCACGAAAAGCTGCTTGCAGAGTTTCACGACCATCTCCGCCATCTGCTGCGTGTCGCCTTTCGGGAGTTTGAAGAGTGCCTCGAGCTGTAGGCCCCAGCGCGGCGCGGCGTTCCCTTGGCGGTTCTTGAAAAAGACCGTGATGCCGCCGGGGGCCTCGAGCGTGGGTGGCAGCTTGAGGCCGGAGGCCACGCCGAACTTTCCCTTCGCGAAGTAGGCGCAGTCTTTTCCTTGCAGCGCCGGGTCGAACCCCGCGACTTCCTCGGGCGTCTCGAGCCAGATGAACTCTGCCTTGAACTTGTTGAGCATCCCGCCGGGAATGACGGACATGCTGACGCCGACGGGCGGAAAACAGCCACGGCACATTGTCCAGTAGCCGGGCGAGTCGGTGCCGCCGGAGTTGGAGATGATGAGGTCGAAGCCCTCCTTGGTTTGCAGGCCCTCGAAAATCTTCTTGCCCTGCTGCACGTTCTCCGAGTATTTCGCGTCGAGCCGGACGACCCGCCACCCGCGCGTGGAGGTCCAGTCGAAGTTGAGGTCGGAATCGAAGTTGGCCCAGCCGCCTTTAGGCTCGCAGCGGCGTCCGACTTCGTCCTGCGGGTCGGTCGGGTTGAAGGCCCCGATGATTTTCAGCCCGTGGTCGCCCTGCGCGTTGCCGAGGATGTTGTCAACGTCCTTCCAAATCCCCTTCGGGATGTTCACCATTTCGTCCAGGAACACAAACATCCGGCTGAGCATCCCGAAGATAGGGTGCGGCTTCTTGCGGTTGAAACGCTTGGTTCCTTGGATGCGTCCGGCTGACTTTTTTCCGAGGGGCACCACGACGCCGCGGATTGCTCCGCGCCGTTTGCGTGGGTCCATGCCGATGAAAAGTTTCCCGACGGTCCCGGGCATGGGGATGGTCGCGTTGCGGTGTAGCTCGACGAGGTGGGAGAAAAGGTTATCTTCAAGGTGGTTCTCAGACGGGCCTATGACCTGCACCGTGGTGAACTCCGGGTCGCGAATCCACTCGAGCATGATGCGGACGCCCATAGAGTAGGACTTGGACATGGACGCCGCGCCCATGAGGAGGATGAAGTCGTCCGTGTCGAACGCGCGCCACACGCGCTGGGTCGATTCGGGCTTGGGGGTGAACAGCGTCTCGCCCCACAAAAGTTGCGCGGCCTCGACCATGCCGTCGTTGTTCAAGCAGTAATGGAGAAGCGGCGTGAGGACGGCGAAGGCCTCCGTCTTCGTGTTCACCGCGTCCGCGCGCCCGGCGTTCTTGATGACGAGCCGGGCTGCGTCGAGCGTCTGGTCTTTGTGCAGAAGCTCGGCGACGCGGTCAATCAGGGTCTTGGTCTCGGCGGAAATCGGCATGGGTCACAACCGGATTCCGTTTCCGTTCGAGCGGTTCCATTGGTGCCGGGCGGAGACGATGTCTTGCAGCGCAATGGGGCGTTTCACGGAATGGAGCATCACCGCGCCGCGCTGCGTGATGTGGTTGCACATGTGGCGCAAGCTGTGGTGGTCGGAGGTCGGGCAAGAAATTCCGTCGTGGAAGTTCTTGTGCGGGATTTTCCCCGCGACACAGATTGCCATCATCAGCCAGTCGATGAACGGCGTCTGCATGTCGGTCGGGAACGTGCCCTGCGTGGCAACCATCTGTTCGAGGACGGCGCGCGAGAAAAAGTAGGGCGGCTGGAACGCGAGCCGTGGCCACTGATATTCCGGGCGGCGTGCGTGCATCATGTCCGACACTTCGTTGGACCAGAAAACGGTCGGCTCGTGATAGAGGTAGTCCGGGATTTTCGGCGAGATGCAGAGTGAGTCGGAGTCGTTCGCGAGGAAGAAGTCGAACGGGTAGTCGAGGAGAAGCCGGAGCTGGGCGAACTGACGGTCGAGCGAAAGCTGGCCGATGTATTGGCGTTGCCCGGCGAACCGGCAGATGTGCGGGCCCATGCGTTCGATGCGCGAGTCCACGGGCGACACGATGACGAGCGGGCACTGGTGGTGCTCCTGGTAACGGAGCATGTTCCGGATTTGCGCGCTGTCCCCGAAGTAACCGTGACAGGAGACCAGTGTGCGCGGGTTCAGCTCTGTTTGCATAGTGCGGCGCGGTCCCAGAGGTCTCGGTATGTCCGCTCGATGCCGGTGCGGAGAGGTGTCATCGGCTCCCAGGCAAGAGCGGCGCGGAGCGCCGTGTTTTCGGTCATCTTGTGGATGATTCCCGAGGGAGCGGACTTGTTGTAAAAGCGTTCGAGTTTGATTGCGGCGATGTCCTCGAGCATATCGACGAGCTGGTTCACGTTCGCGGACTCTGCGCCGCTGAGATTCACCGGGCCGGTGACGCCGGAGCAGGCGAGTTTATACATGCCCTCAACGCAGTCGTCGATGTAGAGGAAGGAGCGGGTCTGTGAGCCGTCGCCCCAGATGGAAATCTCGTGGATGCCGCTCAGCTTGGCCGCGATGACCTTTTTGCACAGCGCTTCGATGACGTGCTCGCGGCCACCCGGACGGACGTCGCCCGGACCGTAGAGCGTGTGAAACCGCGCGATGCTGCACGGGACGCGTTTCTCTTTGTCGAACGCGAGGCACATCTGTTCCGAGAAAATCTTTTCCCAGCCGTAGCCCGTGCCCGGGTTGGCGGGGAGCGCGCTCTTCTCCGTCATCGCGCCGCCGTCGGGATAGACGCAGGACGAGGACGCGAAAAAGTAGCGGGTCACCTTGTGGGCCTCGCACGCGAGCAGGAGGTTGGTGTTGATGAGCGAGGAAAGGAGGCAGTCCACGTCGTGCTTGCCGATGTAGCCGATGCCGCCGACCTGTGCCGCGAGGTTGAAGACCATCTCGGAATCCGCGCAGACCTCGAGCGCCCGGCAAGGGTCGCGCAGGTCGTGCCCGGTTGCGCGGCTCACGGCGCGGACGGCTTTGTGCCCGCGCTTGGTCAGAAAGTCCACGAAGGCGCGGCCAACAAAACCGGAGCCACCGGCGACAACGATTGCACGCATGGAAGGACTACACTTTCGTGTTGGTCACGAACCCCGGCTTGGCGGTGTCGTAGCTTTCCCGGAACTTGCCCGGGGCGTCCGTGGACGGGTCGGGGCCGGACTTGTTGCAGGACGCGCCCATGCCCATCTCTGCGTTGCGGTAGTCTTCCTCGTCTTCGAATGAGCGAGGGTCGTGTGCGGTGATTTCCTTCGGCATAATTGCAAAGGAAGAAGTGGGCCGGGAGACAGAAAGTCAACCGGGAAAAAGAGGGTCGCCCCGCTGAGCCTTTCGGCGCAATCTGGTTCATCACCAGTCCCACGGGACGAGTAAATATCGCGGTGGGGACTTCCACCCCTCTTTGCCCCCGCCGCCAGGCAAGTTTCGCACATCGTCGGTAGCGAACCTCGTAACGTGCGAACAAATTGGCGGGAGTCCCCGCTCTTTAGCGATTCGAATCGGCGCGATTCCTAGGACGTGCCGCCCGATGCCGGACTTTGCAACCGGCTAGGTCTCCCGTAAAAGTAAGCGGGGGTTGTGTATCCGGATTTCGCACCGTAAGAGAGGACTTGAACCTCCACCGAGAGCGGGCCCACCGGACCACTCTCTCGAGTAGTTGAGCCATTCACCGGCTTGCGCGCCCCCGTTTTCTTCCCCGCTTGCCGGACTTTGTCTCGGCCTGTGTTCGGGGTCGCGTCAAAAGTAATTGGGACCGTCCTTGGTCCCGTAGATTGCCGAACGTGGTGCGGGGCCATGCGTGCTTTCGCAAGCGGGTCGTTCCCGCGGACCGCGAAACCCCGTGTCCGGCGTTGTTAGTTTTTAGGACGTTCCGGTCCTCGTTTTTCGGACCCGCACACCTAGGGCTGCGGGGTTCCCGAAAATTGGAGGTCCACGTTGAGGCGCTTTTCACGCTTGTCCCCCGGACCACGGGCTTGTCCGCGACCTCTTAAGGCCCCGCGGAGATTGGTGGGGCCTATCGCGCCCCCGGCGGCGGGCATTATCCGCTGGTGGCCTTTTCGGGCGTCAACCAGCATTGATTGGATGCAGGGGTGGGAGTCGCGCCCACGGAGGTCAGCTTATGAGACTGACTTGAATCTCATTCTCCACTGCAAGTTAAGTTGTCAAAGAGCCCGTCAACCGATTGGGGCGCTCACATAAAGGCCCCCGTTTCCACAGAGGTCGCTTTTCGCATACGCCTGAAGATATCTCACCTTCCGGCCTGCTGTCAAATCACAATCAGTTCCGGTGAGGGTCAAACGGACGGAGGGCTTTATTCCACGCGGCGACGAACTCGCCCCGGATTCGGATGGTCGCGGCGGTCCGCGCCTTCGTGGACTCTGTGTAGTCCGCGCAGAAAAGGAACGGGTTGGAGTTGTCGCCCACCGTATAGACGGCGAATGCGTTGCAGCCCAGCTCGGGGCTTTCGAATACGGGCGAGACCGCGACGATGTGTTCGGCGCGGAGCAGGGAGCCGTTGGGGGCGAGGAGGAGTTGGTTCATGATGTGATTTTTATGCAGGGTCGGGTTTTGTATGCTCCTTCGGAGAAGGAGTAAAAGTCGGCGGTGCCCGTGTCCACGTCCTGGACGGAACTAAAGTCGGATGGGTCCATGCCGTCGTGGACGACCACTGTTACTCTTCCGTTCCCGCGGGCTTGCAGGTCTTCCAGCTTTTCCACCAGTTCGTCGAGTGTCATGTCAGCGGTCTTTCTTTGTTCTGAACAACGTAGCAGGCGGAGGCGGGCAGGTCAAATCACGAATCGTGCGTTGAATGACTTTCTCAACGAGGCCCTGGACCCACTTGAACGACTCGAGCAGTTCGTCCATCGAGGCGGTCGGGTGCAGGGCGGCGAGTTCCCGGTAAATCTGGTTCGTCCGGAAAAGGCGGTCGTGCTCGCGTTCGATTTTCTTAGCGGCATTCATCTTTGATGCGGGTCGTGATTTCGCGCAGCTTGTCGTAGGTGCAGCCCTGCGCCATGCGGCTAAGGATTGCGGTGTGTAACACAAACCAAGACTTGCCGTGCCCCTGGAAACGCAGGTGCGCCAGCTCGTGGGCCATCGTGTCGATGATTTGGTAGGGCCGGTCCGGGTTGCGGTGCCATGTTCCGTCGGCATTGATGCGGCGGACGCGAATGAGAATCTGCCCGTCTTCGCCGCAGAACCCGAAGTAGTGGCATTTCTTTTTTGGCAGCGGGCTGACTCCCTTCAGGCCCACGAGGGCGAACTCCTCCGCGTAGTGGACCACCGTGCTCCGGACGAAGTTGAAAAGCCCGTCGTCGCGTTTGTGGAGGAAGCGGCTCATTCTGCGGCCTCCGCGATTCGACGGATTTCGGCGAGGTCACCACGGAGCCGGGCGGTATCCTCCTGGAACTTCGAGATGGTAATCATCTGGGTTTGGTTGCGGGAACGCAGGTCCTCGAGGTCGCCGGACAGGACCTTGATTTTGGCTTGAAGAGCCTGCTCTTCCGCGGACGTGAGGAGCCGGGTGGAGACGCTTGCTCGGCCGCATTCGAGGCGGTCCCTCTGCGCGCGGATGACGCACTCCTGTTCGTCTATCCGACGGTTGAGCGCGCGGGTAAAGGCGAGGAGGTGGTCGCTCCTCTTCCGGAGTTCGGCGTTCTCGTCGGTCAGCTCCTGCCGCTTGCGGGCTTCATCGGCGGTGACAGGCGAGCAAGGAACCTCAACCCGCCACTGCCGGGCTTTCAGGTCTTGGATGACGACTTCCTGCTCGTGGATTTTCGCCAAGTGGTTGGTCACTTGAGCCCGAAGTTCCGCGAGGTTCTCGTTTAGCCGGGCGTTCTCCCGGGTGAACTCTTGGTTGGCGTTGTAAAACTCGCTGATTTTCTTCTGGTGGTCCCCGTTGATTCGCTTCAGACGGGCGTATGCTTCCCGCGTCCGCTCACGGACGAACAAAAGCTGGTTGATGGTGTCCTCGAGTGCGCGGAGTTCGCAGTAGGAGAATCCGTTTCCGTTGGACCGGTTGATGCGGCCGATTAGGTCGGTGATTTGTTCTTGGTTCATTGGTCATTGTCCACTGTTGCAGCGAGCTGCTGTTGCGCGGCTCGTCGGTTTTGTTCACGTTTGAAAAGTAGCTCGACGGTGGACGCAGCCCAGAAGTTGCCGCGGCCCTTCGGTGCGGGGTATCCAGTGTCCCGCAGCTTGCACGCGATTTTCAGGAAGGTCCAGTCCAGCTTGCGGTATTTCCAGATGTCCGCGATGACCGCGAGTTCCGATTCCGTTTGTCCGTAGGGCTTGGGGCCCCCGCAGGGCTGCCCGGTTTCGCGGGCCCTCTTGCGGCGACCGGCCTGGAGTTTCAGGACCGTTTGGGCTTTCTCCCATTGGGCCAGCGCGCCGAAAATCTGGCGCATCAACACGCGCGACGGGTCCGCGTTGGCCATCACGATTTCTTCGCCGTTGTCCGCGGTGAATACCTTGATGCCGCGGCGGCGGCACTCGGCCAGAAAAAGTTCCTGGACAATCAGGTCGCGCGCGATGCGGGACGCGTTCTCTACGACAATCGTGTCGATGCCGAGCGCGGTGTTCGCGCCCGCGAGAGAAAGCAGTTCGTGTAAACCGTCGCGGCCCTCGAACTCGGTGCCGCCGGATTGTTGGTCCTTGAAGGTCCGCGAGATGACCCAGTCCCGGACGCTGGTGAACCGGTCGATGGTCCCGAGCTGGCGGTCGTATCCGCCACCTTCGATTTGTTCGCGCGTGCTGACGCGCAGGTAGGCGAAGACTTTCATGACCAGCTCACAGTTAGACGCCAGACTCCGTTTGACTCGAAGGCGTGCGCGCGGAAACCCTCGGCGGCGAGTCGGCTCGCGACCAGCTTGAACGCGGCTTCGATGGATTCGCTCAGATAAACATACCGGGGGCCGGTGACGTAGCTGGTCACCGCGTCGTGAAAGGTCACTTCGACCCCGCTCACCGGGGTTGTGCTCTTGCTCGCCGTCGCGAGGATGTCCGCGAGACGACCGTCAAGCAGTGCAACCAGCCCGCGCTGTTCCTCGCGTAGTCGGTTCCCGCGGGAGTCTCGTTGCCTCTCGAGCGATTCGCGCATTTCCAGAAAGGTCTTCATGTTAGGCCCAGCGGATTGTCACCCTCACCCGGTCGGCGGCGATGTAGGTTGGCGGGGTGTCGGCATCGAAGCCGAGGTTGAGAAAATGTCCCCGGACCAGCTCGGCGGCGCAGGTGGTCGCCCCCTCGATTTTAGGCAGCATCGAGGAGTCTAGCCGGTTTGAGGAAACGGAAACGCACTCGACAGGGGCCTCAGATTCGAACGCCGTGTCGATGCAGCGCTCTAGTTCCTTGACCCACTCGGTCTTGATTAGTTGGGCGCGCTCTTCGAAGGCCGCAAGTCGTGCGGCTTCACGTTCCGCGTAGCGGGCGGTCATTTCGGCGTAGGTCTTCATGGTTGGCGGTTTTTCTTGTTGGTCTTGTTGGCCTCCGTGGCCGCGAGTGACGGGCACCCGAAAAATCCCTGTCGCCAGGATTCGAATGCTAGTGGGTTCTGCCACCAGGAGGGCACCGGCGGGAAAACGCTGTGCTGGCTCAGCGGGTAGGCGTAGGCCAGTAGTTTGCAGACGTTGTATTTCATTGGCGGGTGGATTGTAGCACGGGCGGTGCGGGTCGTCAAATCAGGCGGAGTCCTTCATCGGCTGCTGTTTGCCGCACCACGCGTCGTAGTGGGCCTCGAGCACCGCGTCGAGCGGCGCGCAGTCGTCGGGTGAGTAGTCGCAGACCAGTTCGCCCGGCGAGTTGCCGAGCACCAGGAAAAGGTGCGCCTTGCCGACGTCGGGGATTCGAATGAAGAGGTGGGACTCGTCGCACGCGGTCAGGTTGGCCACGAGGGCGTCGAGGGAAAAGGGGCGCTCGATGGAGTCTTCGCCGTTGTGGCCCTTGACCAGGATGAACCCGGCGGACACGAGGCGCTTGAGGAGCGAGGTTACTTCGGGGGACCAGTCGTTGATTTTCTTCATGTCAGGAAGGTAGCACAGGTTGGCGGGGTGTCAAGCGTCTCGCCGAAGAATTTCGCGCTTCCACTTCGGCCAGCTCGCCACCGTGGCGGAGGCCCGCTCTAAGAAGGCCTGGAAAACGCAGGCCCGGCACAAAATCGTCTTGCCGTCCTCCGACAGCGTGGCTGCGTCGCCCACGGAGTTCCAGTTCAGGATGACACGGTTGCAGGCGTCACAGGACTCCGTTAAGCCGGAGGGGTCTTCGGCCAGGACCTGTTCGTTGAAGGCGTTCATGACGCCAAGAAGGTAGCACGCCGCGGCGGGTTGTCAAGCGACCGGCGCGGCTACCGTAGAACTCCGGTAGTCACCGCGCGGGTGGTCACGAGAAGGCAGTTTTTTCACAGCGCGGCGAGCACTGAGCGGGCCTAGCCCCCAGGAGCGCCCCCGTGGGGGGTCGGCTCTCGCCGTTAACGATACAGTGGGCCTCGAGGACACCAGGACAGCGACCGGCAAGACTTGCCGACCTGCGGCGTCCAGGGTGTGGACAGTCAGTAGGGCCGCAAGCCATTGAGCCACACAGCCCACGAAATGTCGTGGCCAGAATGGCACACAGACGTCCCGGAAATGGGACAAGTGAGTGAACGCTCACCAGACGCCGCAGCCACGACCTGCTTCGGGCTCGGCTCGACGCTCGCTCACTCCATCGGCAAGGATTGCCCGGGCTGTAGTTCTTCGTGCTTCAAGGCAGGTAGAACTTCGGATGCCAATCTGCGGCTCTCTTCTAATGCCTCTGATTCAAGCAGTTGGAGAGCTGGCTTGGGCGCGTCTGCGGGGTTGGAAAGGGATGCGATGATGGCTGCGTGCAAGTCGTTGCTGCTCGAGCCTTTAGCGCCGCCGCCATTCGGGCTGTCCATGCGCTCGGTGATGGTGTCACCGAGGCTCATGTAAGTCATTCGATGACAGGCTTCTGCGGCTCCCGCCATGTCCACGAAAAACTTGGCGCTGATTTGCGTGCCTCCGTCGCGCGTGCGGACGCTGGCCCGAGCCATCAACTCGTCCGTGGTCATTGCGGTGACCTCGTGAAGCAAACGGTTTAGCTGGTTGCGGATGCATTGCGCCTGCACGAAACACAGCGCACGATTCTGCGCGCGTTCGAAATCTCCGGGCCTGCCGTTCTTGCTGATGACGCTGATGCGCTGCACCTTCTCGGACCAACCCTCTTCTTCGGCCAGGGCCCGAACCTGTGCAGGCTCGAGGTCAATTGCCGCCGCCACGCGGTCGCAGTCGCCGACGCAGGCCATGTAAAGCAGAAAGGCCTGCGCCACATCAATCTTCCGCTTGTCCAGTGCTTTGCTCATTACTCCTCGAGGTTGCCAATCGGCCGCGCCTGCTCGGCTGCGCTCGGTTGCTTCTGGTTCGCGTTCCACCACGCCTTTCGGTCCGCAAGCCTCCGCACTCGCTTCGCCTCCGCGAACAGTTCCTGCGCCTTGGCGCTGCTGCCGATGAAAAGCCCG